TTTCCAAAATCCTTTGGAATATTAGTTTTGAATTTAGTCATATCTAGCCTCCAAGCTATTTGTTTAAGTTGAAATAACGATATGCGATTTTTTCTATAAGATCAAGTCAAAAGTTTTTTGCCAATCAAAAGGCTCAGGACAAAAGTAATGTGGTTCTAATTTTATTCCTTGTTCTTTCAGCTCTATGGCTTGGTCAGCTCTATAAAGGTGAAGGCCTTTAGTGCTTTTAACTAATATCCAAACGGAAGCTCCTTTATGCAAAGTAATCCAACTAATTTGCTGAGGGCTTAAATTGACTGCATTAAATTGGGTATATTTTAATTCTACAAAATGAAATTTATGATTGTGATCACAAATAAGTAAATCCGGAAGACCCAAGGTCATCCAGTTTTCTATTCTACTAAGTTTTATAGGTTTATTGTAGAGTAGAGATGCTCTCTTTAACTGTTCGTACAGACCCGATTCTTTTTTTGACGGATTTCGTTTCCTCGTGGTCAATAACTTCTTTAGCGTATCTCGGTTCATTTTCTTTAAGTTCCTTCAAAGCTTTAAGAACTTCTTCCTTAGACATACTATCTATGGTTCCATGTCGTATTTCAGATTTATTAATATAAATATTACCATTAGCCTGACCTCTTCTATACTCAGCTTGTACTGCGGCTGAATAAGCTCCATTTTCTATGGCCAAATCTCTTATTCTTTGTAAATCTCGTAAATGTCTTTTAAAATTAATACCATACTTTTCATCTAACTCATCTCGATAAGCTTGAATAGCTCGACAAATGTGTGGACAGATTTCAGGGTTGGTCATTTCATAAGCTCGGGTATGAGCTGAAGAAGCTGGATAGCCCGCATTGATTGCGGCCTCTCTCAAAGTTATCATTCCATCATTAGAAACAAGCTCTTTTACAAATTTCTCTTGTTTTCTAGTTAGCTTACTATGTAGGTCAGCTTTAGGTCTTCCTCGACCCTTTTTCAAAGGCTTTAATTTATTCATTCTTTATATATACAGCAGAAAATATTTTTTTGCAAAAAACTTTTTCGGCCTTAGTAAGGCCAAAATCGATCTAATACTGTGATGTTACATTTTTGAAATCAAATATGTAACGAAATATGTAACACTAAAACCCTTATGTACTAAGGGTTACAGGTATGTGTTACATATTTTACACCTGTTACACCTATATTTAACAAAAAATATTTTTTTTATTTTCAGCTCTATATATAAAGGAGATTAACAAATGTAACTATTTTTCTTGTTTCGTTTTCCAGAAGTATTCGTCAGTATCTCCAAGTCTCGTATTGTTTCCATTCTCAACTTGATACTCAATAGTACTAACTTTAAAATCAGGCATCTTTGGCTCGTGAGGCGTGAGACTATTATCATAAACTCTCATCCTATTATTAGGATACAAACAGAACTGTCCATTATTGAGCTGAAGCAGATTAAAGGATTTATGTTCTTCAGGCGTTTCAGCTGTACTATAATCTATTGAATTAACATCGGCGTGATAATTATCTAGGGTAGCGATATAAACACCTTTTTGTATTCCAAAATCTCTAGTCAGCACTTCAAAATCCATAGACCCTATAAACTGTTTACAGATTGCTGTAACACCATAATCCATACAGTTCCAGAATTGTAGGTTATTAAGGGGCATATCCGGCTCGGGAGCCGTGGGACGTGAGACAAAGGCACTAATGGGTAACTTATCGAACAAAGCCCCGTATTCAGGCAGATAAGTCTCAAAGTAAAAGGCTCTTCCAGGAATAGATTTAGCTGATATCCAAACACCTTGAACGAACTCGCCGTGACCATCTTGCAGATCACGGAGATATTCTTTTCTCACAAATACTTTTTGAGCGGGTAGGTTACATATAAGTTCGGCCATTAAAAGAGTTCGCTAAGAGTTGTTTCTCGAGCTGAGGCGTGTGAGACTCGAATAACTCGGCCATATTCTTTTTCTTTTAATGCTCTTGGATCGTCTTGAGTTGACCAATCATCGTCATCGACAAGCTTTGCATTTCGTTTTTTAAGGTTTTCGGTTACATCACGAATAGCCTGACTGCCGGAGGTCCGAAAACCACGACAATCGGGACATAATTTTTGTCTATGCCTAATATGTTTTACTATTTTAAGTTTTTGGCCACATTCTTTACAAGAGTTAAGATCCTGACCTTTTTCAAAAGCTTCTTTTTTATTCATCAATACCCTCGTTTAATAACAGTAAGACTTTTCATCAACAAAGCAGCTGTTTTAGCATCATCTTTCTTTTTGAGACGTGAGACTTCTTCATTGACAAGGCCTTCTATTTCTAGAATAGCCTCAGCCCATAATGGCATTTCGTGAATATTAATCCAATCATTTTTTTCATCATTCATTTAATTATCTCCTTCAGTTTTTCCAAAAAGGTCTGTTTGTGGGGCGTGACCCGTGGGTCGAGAATGTGGAGCTTCCACACTTTGTCCATAGTCTGCGTTTTTTTCAAAGATACGTCTTGACGGCGGTATCCAGACCAAGCTTGTTTGATCATTTTTTTGATCTGTTCGCCATAGGAACCAAGCGTAGCTTGTAGCTGTTGAAGCAGTTGCAGACAAACGGCCTTTAACGATTGGTACTCGCTCGCAAAATTGAGCGATAATCGTTGGCGGATTTGGTTTAAATAATCTTTCATAGCGACCTATTCCTTCCATAAATTGAGTTCGAGCGAAGATTGCGACAAGTTTGCGAGCCATGGGCAACGCTTTGAGGACAAATTCTTCAGCTAAGTTAAAAGGTGGGTTAGTAATAATAAAATCGTATTCTTCTTCTACATCTTTAGACAAAAAATCTGCAATACGATCTTGGCCATAATCGGCTATGTCACATGATTCGACCTTATCAAAATATTCTTGAAGGACCTTAACCATGTGTCCACCACCGCAAGCTGGCTCTAATACACGATTATTATAATGAATGATACCCATGGGTAAGATGACTGAATGAAAGAGAGCTCGCGTAGCCCAAGGCGGGGTAGGAAAGTAATCGAGACTATCCTTTTTCTCATGTCGTTGAGACATAACGGCATGGGTTTTATTTTGAGCGTTCATTTGATACTCCTTATTTTAAGATGAACTCTCATCCCAAACTCATAGCCTCGTCTATAATAGGCAGAAGAGGTTTTGTCCTCATTCATCTGTTGATATATAAGAGCGTCCTCAGCTCCTTCTTCAAAATGCATGAGATACCCACGCCTCTTTTTTTCTGTGGGATTAATCATTCGCCATACCCCTCGGGACAACAGTCCTCACAAAAAGTTTCATCATTGTAAAAAAAAGCTTTTTCTGCACAAGTTTTAGCTCCGCAATCCTTACAATCACGATCATAAACATACTCATCTTCCATTAGTCTTCCCTCCTTAAATTAAATTTGCGAAATAAACTCACGATGCAAGTCGCAACAAGCCTCGTCTAACGCTTTTATTTCAGATAATGCGAGATCATTTAAATCTCTAATACTAATCATAGCGCTGTTCAAAGCTTCGTAAGTATCGTGGACCGCTTGTATTTGTTCAAGGGTAAGGGCTTCTTGACCTTTTTTTCTAAGCTTGCGTTGCTTATCTTGTTTTATTTCCCAATCGTATTTTTTTGTCATTGTGACCTCCAAGTCTTTGTTAAAGTTGGTGTGCAGATTGTTTTGAGGTATCGTCACTAAGGTAAACGTAGAGGGAAACCACAGTCCTGAACGTGCTAAACAATCCGCACATATAACAAATAAGATTTATCGCATACTATGTCAAGCACAAAAAAACCCGCTAGGGATAGCCTAACGGGTTTCTAAGTTTTGCAATTTAACCTCAATGAATAGGAGTACATTGAATCGTTTGCTGAGTATCTCTCCAGAGCGCAAATAAACACTACTAAATTAAACTTATGCCGTCAATCCCATATATTAATATATTTATATTTTTTTAATTTAGCCCGTAAATCAGGGTCAGTACAGTTTTTGCAAAACAACTTTATCGCGGTTCGACTATCGCCCATAAACAAGAGCTTATCTTTGTAATACACGAAGGCCTTTGAGCTTTTGTTCATGTCCAGCTCGTAATCTTCGTGTTTAAAAAGGGTCATTTGTTTTTAGTGGCGTTATTTAAAGAATTAATGACATCATCTATGTTGGGCTCTTTTTGCCACGGGTTGTAAATACATTTGTACTGCTTTGGGCACCATGATTCGATCATTAACTCATAGGTCTTGTTGCCGCCCTGATAAATACAAGCCATTTGACCTGATTTAGACTTTATTCGCTTTGTTAAGCGGCACGTTGTATATTTAGGCGAATCAGTCTTGCCTTGATTTAAAAGTTGTTTTTTTGTGTACGACTTTGATTTGTATTCATAAGCGTTTGCTTTTTTAACCCACACGGAAGCCACTAATACCGCAAATCCCCCTATTATAGCCGCAACAATAAGCCAAACAAAAGCTTCTCCAACTTGTCTTCGCAGTTGTTGTTGTTTGTATATGGTCTGTTGACGTTCTTTTCTTATCTGACCTTCCATCTGTAGAAGCTCTTCATAAGCTCCCGGGCCGTGGGTCATGTTTAAAAATACCTTGAGTTCGTACCTTTGTTCCTCAAGTTTCTTCTTGGCTGCATAAGCAGCGAGAGCTGCTTCTTCAATCGACCCAGCTTTAAACAATTTACCAAATAGGGGAGGATTCTTTGCTTGTTTTTCCGCATTGTCAACATCTGAAACAGCTCCCATCCAACGTCCGATATCTCCAGACATTTGTTCTATATCTCTACCAACCGAAAAACCTTGTTTTATGGCAGAGAACGCTTTTGACGCGACTCCCATCGCGATTGAGATAGTAACTGGGTCCATATAAACATCATAACACGTTTTTAAAAAAAAATAAAAGTCAAGACTATTAAATCAAAAAAATATTTTATATGATGCTCTATTCAGAGGAGAAAAATATGTCAAATTTACCAAACAGAAGACCGTGTATTACCACGGACGTAGGAGAAGGATTAGCTGTAACTGTATCTTTTCATCCAGTAACGAATACACCAGTAGAAGTTTTTTTATCCGGTAGAGGTAAGAAAGCGTCTGATGGACCTATGACAGATGCTTTGTATAATATGGGGGTTGAAGCGTCTAAATTAATGCAAAATAAGGACGATCAATTAGCAGCCGAGTGATCTTTGGCCCTTCTCAAGGTCATTTCAGCATCTACGAGCTCTTTTACTCTCTTTTGTTCCTCGGAAACATATTGAGAGTAAATGAACCGTAGTTGTCCACCCAAAGTTCGACCTTCTTTGGCTGCAATTTTCTTAATTTCTAAGTAAACGTCTTTAGGAACTAAGATGCTTTTCCATTTTTCGGTATCCA